ATACCGCACATAGCTATTTGCTCCTTCTAATTGGATGCACTAATTCACCACTGGGGTGAACCACAGCGTCATAGATTTCGAAGCCGACGTACTTGACCCACTTGAGGTGCAATTCATTGTCGGCGTGTACGAGGTTGAAGATCAAAGGCTTATCGCCTTGCAATATCTCGACTTCCTCACGGGATATCCGCAGGAACCCGAAGGTATGTTCATCGATCGTTGAACTACCAAGACCCCAGACGATCCCTTGCGGGGTGGTCCCGTACATGATCAGTGGGGTGTCTTGATATGAGAGCGTCCGACATACATCCGACTGCTCGAAACATTCTGTCAGGGCCTGCTTTGGCTCCTGCCCTGATAGGAGCATGATCTCACGCTGATCCGCAGGACGCATAGAGGCCGCAATGGCCCCTACATCATCCATAGTAGAAGCTCGCGCATTATACTCGTTTCGCGTGAGGTATATGTTTTCCGAACCAATCGACGTGGAGGACGGTTGATCCGAAGGGGCTGACGTTTTTGATGTAGATTTGTGCATTGTCGTTCCTTGTCATAACAGGAACACGGAGATAGCCGCTATCCTTGGGCAATTCACCAAAGGTCATATCGACATAACCAGCCCTTGGTCCTGCATAATAAGTCTTGGTCGAGCGGCCCCGACTAGAGACTTCGACTTGGAAAGTAGCGCTACTGGTGTAGGCTATATTGAGGTAGTTAACTACCAACCGCCCATCAGTAACCACGATCTCTCCCTCAGGTTTCTTAGGGGCGCGGCGATAGATGGTAGATAGTTTGACGCTCATATCGTAGGGAATACCTACAATCACGTCAGCGGCGGAGTAATCACCCTTAATGAAGAGGTTTCCACCACTGGTGTAGCGATCAACCGGGATGGTATAGCCGCTGGATAAATCCCATACCACTACAAGGTCCGTCCCATCGAAGGGAAGATCAAGGCGTGTCTCAGGGTCGCCAGTGCCGGATACACCGTTGGCGTAATACGTGGTTGTTGGCACTACCTGCATATCAAGACGCATGAGTTCTGTGCCAATTAGGTCAGGCTGATCTCGGATATCAATCTTGGTCAACTCGCGTTCCGTCCCGAGGGAAGACACGCAGTACAGATAGTTCTGATACAGGCCAATACTCTCGATATCGCCAATCCCTAAGTCCCACCTGCACCAAGCCGACTGAACCTTTTCTTGGCCGTCATACTCGAACTTGTATATCCAAATAGTTCCGGGGTCCGCACGGTTCAACACGAAGACAGCCTTATGGTCACGTGAGGCTTGGATGTAGCGAGCATCGCCAGTTACAAACTGAGGACACTGGATGGTCAGGTCCGAGGACAACAGTCGATCATCCGCAGCTTCACCAAGGAAGAACTCACGGGCCTGTGTGTAACCACCAAGTTCGGTCGTAAAGAATGCCGACTTACCGATTGCATGAGGCCTCACGTTAGGGGAGGTCTCGAAGTCACCGATCTGTTTCGCTGAGACTGTCTTAGGGGTCAACGAGGTGCCGTTCGCAGAGAGCGTAAACTGGCCCTTATCGGTGAAGATGATAAGTTCATCCTGTACCGCCAGAGCTGAGTGAGGTATCTCCACGCGCCCGAAGTTGAGCTGTACGTCGATCCTGTTGTCATCTTCGAGTTGCACACAAGTAGACCGATAGAACTGCTCAAGGTAATCCACCTCGGACATAACAATCGATTCACCAGCGGTTACCCCGAGGCGACCTTGGAACAGGAAGATATCATTGATCTCTTGCGTTACGAAACTAGGGGTCTCGTTACTGTCTGCCGATCCCACTAAGCGGCCTGCCCAAGTGTGTGGAGTACACGACCATGTACCATCGCTAGCCCTGATTAGAACCTGAGGCATGGTGTTAGGGTCGAGGCTTTCACGCTCTGAGTGAGCCACAGATTCGGTCCACCGCGATCCATCCCATTCCACGAAGTAATCGTCGGTTGGATCATCGGTCTGCCCGGTGACATGTACCACCTGACCACGAGAGCCACGGTCGGGAAGATCATCGAAGTCTACTACCTTCTTGGAGGCACCCCTGATCTCTGAGGAGGAGGGGCCACGTACTTCCACGATGTAGAAGTCTTGGTTGCTGTTGATTTCAACCAGCGAGTTATTCGTAGTGGAAGTAGAGGTTAAATCCCAGTCGAAGGATACAGCGTCAGCATCCACGAGGACTTGCGTAGCAGTAAGACCAGTGGCGAGGTCTGCAGCGATATCTGAGGCGTTCACAACCGTGGTTTGTCCCGCCTTAACGAGATACGTGTTGGCCCCCGAGGTATAACTATAAACGGTACTTGAGGTGGCCGTGTAGTAGAACGACTCGATATCACCATTGGCTAACACACGGTCATGCCCAAGGGTTACGACGTACTGGTCGCCACTGCTCAGGGTCTTGACGTGAACCGACTGGTTCAGCGACGGGTTGGCCCGATCTTCGCTCGTGGCTTGTGTCTGCACCGTGACGCCCCGGTTGGTCAGGAACGTGTAGTCACCTACAGTAACCGCTCGAATATCTGTAGAGGGGTCAGTGGACGTTAGGTAGGATTGTGAGAGGCCGGAGAGTGTGATGGTCTGTGCGTTACCCGCAAGGTCATATACCTCAACGGTTCCGTCGCTGTTCACCATGGCGAAGTACTTCTCTGCTGCATCTCGGTCGATGGTGTGCATGAAGGTTGTGGTGCCAAGGGCAGCGGAAGACATGGAGGCTACAAACTGAGCGCCACGTCGCTTGGATAACCCTTGGACAGCCGAGGGATACGCATTGACCATCTCCTCACAGGCAGTCTTGATGCGCGTCTCAGGTGGCTGCTGGGTGATACCTCCAACGAGGTTTGGAATATGGTCACTGATCTGCATCTATAAAATCCGTGTACGTAACGACGCGAAGTTCAGCAAAGGCTGTTCGCGAAGGATGTTATTGTCACTGAGCACGTCTTCCTCATGTTCAATCTGAATCAGCGCCCGACTAGCGAGTAGCTGCATCTGCTGGAGGTCGGCGTCTGACCCGAGGATGATCGTCATGTACCGCTGGGTTGCATCCGCAGCGATAAAACGCTTGGCGCTCTCGGTTAGTTCATTGAAGTCCAGGCCTAGGACCAGATCTAGGGTCACCTTCTTGGTGAATGTGTAGGTCCGCAGGTTGTTATCGTACAGCTTACCGCCCCGGTTGGTGTAGCGACGGGTGAAGTCCGTGTAGCCATTCTCACTTTGAACGGCATCGATACGCAGAGTGTTAACCGGGAGAAGGATTTCATCGGAAGTCGTAGGGTTCATCTCACGGTTTAACTCAGTGTTAAACGACCAGCCCTTCGACTGGATTTCCCGCGAGGTGTCGTCAAGGGTGCTGATAGCAATTTCAGCTTCCGCCAAGTCGTCCTGCAGGTTTGTAATGGGCGCTTCGCCCACCGCTGCCAACATTGAGTTAACAGCCTCTAGTTTAGTCCATGGGATAAGCATTAGCCTGCCTTTCGATGGGGATGTAAAGGGACGCCCTTAATGGACGCCCCTCTAGAATTATGCCGCGTCAGCAGCTTTACGAACTTCGTACAGACAGTCTGGACGGAGCGTAGCAGCGCCCATGAGCAGCTTGGATACGAGCAAGGTGCCTTGCTTCGCCACGGAGTACTCAGACTCAGTAGTGAGGTCTTGCAGCTTAACCATGCCGAGGCCTTCGGTGTGCATGAACATGCCGAGGCTGTCGGAGGCGTCAGTAGCGTAATCCTGACCGAAACCACCAGCAGGTGCGTTCAGAGGAGTGCGACCGTCTGGGCCAGTATTCGTGTTGGCCGTACCATCGATAGCGAGGTGGTTGGTAGGCACGATGTTAAAGCCAGCAACCTTGTAGATTACCGCGTCACCGTAGTTACCGTTACCAGCAGAGAAATCAGAGTTGATAATGGTCTTATCGTTCTGGTTGATAAGGCTGTAGTAGACTCGTGGAGACACGTACAGGTGACGACCATCCATCGGAATGTCGTGCTCATCGAAGTAAGCAGCAGCTTCAAACGCAGAGGTCACGAGTTCAGCCGCACCTGCGGATGCACCTACGTGCTTCGTCACCGCGTTCTCCATGTCTACAATACCCTTACCTGCGCCAGTAGCAGCAGCGTATGGGGTGTCTACACCGGGAACCTGAGCGGCGTTGAACTGGTCGCCGAGGCGAGCGTCACGGATAGCCATCTGGAACAAGGTACGCTCACAGGTGAGTGCAAGTGCGCGAGCCATCTGCTTGGAATACTCAGCACGGAACTCAAAGTGAGTCAGCATGTCATCGATGTTGTTCAGGAACACGGAGCTAACCAAGAAGTCATCAATGGTGATGGTCTTCTCGTCAGTCTTCATTGCCTGACCAATGATCTCGCTGCCCGGAGTAAAGTGTTCAGCAGTAGCTTGACCAATACCGGGGAACTGTGCGGTCTTACCACCAGAGATGGTGCGAACGCGGATTTTGTCTTTTAGAGAGAACTTCTCATCGAAGTGTTTGAGAACCTCACCGCCAAAGGTTTTGAGCAGGAGGTCACGGCTAGTAGCGTAGGTGTTAGCGCCATTGGTGGACGCTGGAAAGTTAGCTACCTGAGCCGGATTTGGAGTACCCGTCTGGGCCATTGTAGTAATCCTTTATTTGAGATATTCAGTATTTGAAAGAGCATGCCCCCGCGAGTTAACTCAGCGTCTCTCAGGGTTGTCGCCGCAGCGGCCCATCGGTATTCTTTGTTTGTCTTGGGGTATGTAATTCTGCACGTCTGCAGGCCGTTCCACTTAAGAGCGGCAACGGGGTGGGGACTTGAAATAAATATCCCCGAGTTAAATTACTGGTTCCTTGAGCGATTCGTCTTCTTCGACTGGATGCGAAGGTTGCTGAAGGAGGTATTCTTTGGGTTGCGATCTTTGTGATCTATGTCCTTGCCAGCGAGGGCTTTCTTACCCTTCTTCTTGATCATCAGGCGACGAGACTTCTTACGAGCATCATTACGTCTGCGCTGTTCTGGCTTAGATTGATAGTTGTCGTATTCTTTACGATAATTACGTTTGGACGCCACGACAGAACTCCTCTTGTCTTACGTTATTGACATAGACCTGTCGGACAGTCCCTAGAGTATCCGCTGGGTGAGCATAGATAGTCTCCCAAGCAGAACATGCAGCCCTAATCCCTGAACCAACCTTTGGAGCGCATGCGCTCAGAAAGATCAGCAGGCTCAATAGAATTGCTATCGGAGCTAGCATCGAGAGCATCGCCAAGCCGTCTGTTGGATGTTTCATCCGTGTTGTCCTTGTGTCGTTCCACGGCATCCCGCCTAGCCCAGAAGACCAGCAGGAACATGCCGCCAAGGATGAACAGCAGGGCCTTCACCCTCTCGTCGATCCATTCAATTATTTTTCTAGTCATTTCTTCGGCACCCTTCGTGCGAGCATGGCCTCTAGGCGTTTCCAGAATTTCACCGCAAGGAAAACCGCAGCGAGAATCAAGAACGCCTGCATGGCGAGCGTCCCGTACTTCTCAGCTTCGGCTAAGCCTAGGGTGTCAAAGATGTTCGTGAAGAACGCTGAGATGAACGCCAAGGTTCCCGTCACGAGGGTCTTGTAGCCAGAGAAGAAGTCCAACAGTGGATCTTTAGTAGGGTCGATGCGTTCCTCGTCTTCTTCGACGGGAACATCCTGAGGTTCCTCAGGTGCAACATACCCCCACTCCTCGGGAGTTCTCTCGATGGTGTAACCCTTGTCACGCCACGCTTCTCGCATTCCATGTACCAGCCCCCAATACATCTCATCGATGACTGCTTGGTCCTGCTGGTTATACACGCGGTTGAAAGCCTCATATCCGGGAGCTGATCTGGACCTACCGCCTGCCTCCCAGCGCCCCATGGAGAGCAGTATCTTATAGGCCTTGTGGTAGCCGTCAGGGTCATGCCATAGGTCTACAGGCTCATAGAGGCCTATCCCGGTGTCTCGGGCTACGGTGTTGCCGTAAACGTCCGAGTGTCCAGTAGAGTAGGCCTTCATGATCGAGGAAATACTAATCTGCCCCGGCTTAACTTCCGCACGACGGATTATGTAATGTCCGAAGTATGCGCAGCCACCATACACCGTATCGAATGCGGGAGTAGGTAGCTGCGATCCATCAGACGCCGGGAGATTAGCGGAGGCGAGTGCTCCAAAGCGGTGTTCGTGACCATCCTTGGTCTTACCGATGGCTCCCGGATTGTATAGACGCACACTAGCGGGGACGGACTTATCGTTAATTCTATAGGCCCGTGGCCCCGTGTAGATGTTCATCTGTTTACCTTAGATTTGCGAGCGTCCGAGCTTCTGGACAACTGCATTATTGTAGGCAGGGTCGGTGGAATACCGGGGGTCAGCCATTGCTTCCTTCACCTGCGCCCATGATTCGAAGCGGTCAGCGGTAGGCGCTTGGCCACCCTCAACCTGTCGAATAGGGTCATTTGGTGCGCCCGAGTTCCGTCGAGCTTGAAGGCCATTCACGGCCAGTTTGATGCTGTCCACGTCATTGCTTTCAATAGTGCGGTTAAAGGCGTCAATCTCACCCTCAGAAAGGGCGTCGGAAGCCCAGCTAATCAAGTCGTCATAACCCTCACGACCACCCACGGTAGCCACAATGTCTCCCACTTGGCGCTCCACGATGGCCTGCTGACCTTCGATGTAGTTGTTAACGACTTCCTCAGAGTAGCCAGCCTTCTTAGCGGCC